GTACAAGGCAAGCAATCGGCAACTCCAGCTTGCGATACATCGCATCCTGGTCGGCAATCGACATACTGTCTGACTCGACCAATGCGTACTTAAATTTGGTAATATGCTCGTTCTTCACACCCTCCCCGTTGACTGGATTAAAGCGAATCCAAGCACCCGCCTCCTTGTGCCAGTCACCTATCGTTGCGCCAAGGTCATCGGGATATTTATCCAGGGAGGCAATGAGCTGTCCCGCTGTGCGGTCATAGTAGCCTTTGCTCGAAGGCTTCCATTTTCCATCACTGTCCTCCCAGGATTCAGTAACGTAGCTGACCAAATCGTCAGCGTCGAAAAGGAGTGAAAGGTAGGTCCTAAGTTCCTTGACAGGGTTCCAGTTCTCCGTAGCCTGTGTATATGGGGTGAGATCATCTCCATCATAAGAAATGGTATCCGACCAATCCATCACACCGTTTCCATCATAGGGCGTCCAACCGCGTTCCTTTGCCATCTGTACAATCGTTGCCCCGGTAATCGGTGTGCCTGCCCCCTTGAAGGTGCGCCACTTTCGTTCGCACTCTCCCTTTTTATATCTGCGGTCAGCTTGACTCCACCTGTCCCATACTTCGCATGGATGCCCTTCTGCGTGAAGTGCCATACCCACGTTGATCCATTCCTGGTATGTGAGGGACGCCACATCTATTCGGTCAAGAGCAGATAAAATATTGCTCATTTTCTACGCTCCTTTACGGCTTGAATTTTGACGGCACCAATCCTCGCGGTACCATCCAGTTGTTCATTGCAAGACGCGAAATCATCTTGCTGGCATCATCAAATCTCCAAGTGCCGACCTGCAAAAAGCCGTAACGCTCAAGCAAACGAATCTGCTTAGGAGTCGAGAGTCCTTCGTCCTGTCTACGCTTGAGGCGGTCGATGATCATACTTGCCATACCGCTGTTTGTAACGCTCTCGGAGAAAATGCCTCTGTTTTCGAGAAACTGTAACTGCTTCTCCGAAGGCGGTGCCATCTCCCAGGCAAAGGTCGGCACATAATTGGCTAGGTCTTCTGCTGCGATTGACATCGCATACTGAAGCGGATCTACAAGCTGACGCTTGCGTTTACGCATCTGTGCAAGCTCCCGCGCCAGTGCCGCTTCTCTTTCAAGGAGAACATTTCGTACAGCCTCTTCCTCCTCTTCGATAATATCTACTTCACCATCGGCCACCAGGAAACGCTCGTCCATTTTCTTCGTGATTTCCTCGTCCTTAGAAACAAGAGCTGAGGGTCTGCACAAATCGTGGCGATCTGTCATCCACAGAAAATCAAGAAGGAGAAGATGATCCTTATTGGGTGCTGTTCGCATACCGCGTCCCACCATCTGCTGATAAAGGCTTCTAACTTTGGTTGGTCTAAGAACGACAACACAGTCCACCTCCGGGCAATCCCAACCTTCCGTCAGCAGCATACTGTTGCAAAGCACGTCATACTGACCGCGTGAGAAATCGTCCAGGATTTCTGCCCTATCCGCACTGTTGCCGTTTACCTCTGCAGCATTAAGACCATAACGATTCAATAACGCACAGAACTTTTGAGAAATCGACACAAGCGGCAAAAATACAACAGTCTTCCTGCCCTTACAATGATTCACCATCTCGTGTGCGATTTGGTCGAGATAAGGATCAAGAGCCGAGCCAAGTTCTCCAACAGCGTAATCTCCGTTGGAAAGTCCTACCTGACCGATATCGAGTTTCAGAGGAATAAGGAGCGCTTTCACAGGACACAGATGTCCTTCCTTGATTGCTTGGCTCATGCTGTATTCATAAGCCTTGCTGTCAAAATACTTTCCGAGATTTCGTTGATCCCCACGGTCCGGTGTTGCGGTAACACCGAGAATGTTGGCGCTTGAGAAATGTTCAAGAACCCGCTGATAACTATCGGAGAGACAATGATGTGCCTCATCCACAATGATGTCTGTAAAATAATCGTGAGCAAACTGTGCCAAGCGCTTGGGTTGCGCCAAGGATTGCACCGAGGCAATCGTAACAGGCACGTTACTTCCGATTGATGTACTACTTGCTTTTTCGAGAACCGAATCAAGCCCACAAGTCTTTTTCAGCTTGTCTGCTGCTTGTTCCAAGAGCTCGCCGCGATGTGCCATAATCAAAGCACGACCGCCTTGCTCTACTCGATTTTGAACGACCGAAGAAAAGACAACCGTTTTGCCACAGCCTGTGGGGAGAACAAGAAGAGTCTTCCTGTTCCCCACAGACCATTCGTGCAAAATCGCATCTCTCGCCTCAGTCTGGTAAGGTCTGAGAGATATCATTGAGTCTCCTCCTTAGAACGGAATCTCGTCATCGGGACCGAGGGTTACAAAGCCACCCTCATCCTTAAAGAAAGCGGGATCGTAATCGATGAAACGCTCGATATCGTTCGCCACCTTCTCCTCACCATTGTTATTGGTGTACTTGCGAGGCTTGAAGTGTGCACGTCCCTTGGAACCCACAACACGGTTCCAGTCCATCACGAGTCTTTCGCCGTGCTTCTTCTGACCAATGCAACGGAAGAATGCAGAGATTCTCCACTCAAGGCTACGGTAAAGAATGAGGTCAAACTTGACGGTAGCAATTCCTTCTGCAGTTCTTACAAGAGCCGTAATGGCAGCCTTGTTACAAGCAGGAATCTTAGTGCTTCCGGGGAAACGACCGCGCTCAAATCCGGTAATTTCAAAATTGTAATCTCCCTCTTCAAGGATAATAAACTCCTGACCATCGGTCTCAATGGCGGAATCCCAATCCATGCACATATCCTGTGCGGGTGCGTTGTAATTGTTATAAGACATAATTTTTCCTCCTAATTAGCTGTTGTTATGATGAATGGTGGTAACGATGCGCTCCCAGTTCGGGAAGAGCCATCTGCTGACGAATTCCTCGGAATAAAGGTCAATGGGTGTACTTTCGGGATAATGTCCCTTGGCGGCTACAAGTTTCTGAAGTTCTGCCTCTTCAATCTCTGCCTCTGTCAAAAGGCGGATAATTTTGCTCATCGTCTCCTCGGGGAGCGTTTTCGGCTTGCTCTCACCGAAGATGTGGCGAATGAGACTGAAATCGAGATCCATCTCATCGGGCAAGCCGTGTCTGTTCTTTGCGTCCCAACAAGGATGGTGGGTTGCGTACATCACACGCTTTCCTCCCTGCGCCTTTTTAGCATTGCTTTCGGTTGTGACCACGTAGGTCTTGAAGTTGACGAACAGCAAGGCATCGCACCACTCCTTGAGCAGCGGAGCCACCTGCTTTGAGAGCTTCATCTCCCAGCGGTCATATGCGCCCATCTCGTCGGGCTGTTCAAACTTACGCATCTTTGCGTGAGCTGTAACGATAACATTGATACCAACGCCAATCACGGCATCAAGCGCTTCAAGCAAGCGTCCATACTCCTCGGAAAGGTAGGTATAACCCTTACCATAGCCAAACTCCTCAATACCGGACTTCTTGTATTTGTTCAGGATGTATTCGGTACACATGATTTCCGCTTTGTCTGCGGTATCTACCGTAATGGTCTTACAGAGAGTAGGATTCTTCGCTACCTCATGAAGCATCGAAAGCAGCCCTTCCCAGGTATCGGCTTTGGGAAAACGTGCAACGTCCATTTGATCGGTGCCATTCTCCAAATCGAAGAATACACACCCGTCTGCCTGGGATGCGAAGGTGGACTTGCCTACGCCCTCGGCACCATAAATGACCAGTCTTACCGGTCTGTTTCTTTGTCCTCTTGTAATTTCAAGCATTTCTCTTCCTCCTTAACTAAGCGAACACGATTGCTCTTTTACGATTGCAGCGCCAGGAATCTCGGCACCTGCCTTGATGAGCTTCTTGACATCCGACTTGCTGACCTCGGGCTCCTTGTAACGGATGAAGGTATCGTAACCGTTCTGCTCAAGCCACTCGACAGTTGCTCTGCCATCCGCAACATCCAGTTTTTCGGTATTACGATAACGAACTGTGGCTACACCGCAATCGGTGTTCTCTCCTCCGCACTCGCGCTTAAGGATTTCCATGATACGATCGGCTTTTCGTTCTACACGCTGTCTGCGTTCCTTAAGCCTATCCTCCTCAGCCTTAATAGCTGCGGCATCCGAGCGACAGTTGAGAACGAGCTTTGCAAGATACTCAAGAATCCTGGAGCGTTCCATCTGTAGTGCATTGATTTCGGCAAGTACAGAATCAAAGTCTGCGCTTACCTCTCCCGTTTCGGGATCGGGTTCAAGGAGGAGCAGAAGATTTTCAAGAGCCTCGTTTACCTCATACAGCTTCACAGCTCTCACCTCCCACAACTTCCTTGATTGCAACCTCCTCCACCGTATCGCCGGGTACAAGGATTGTTACCTTGCAGGGATTTCCGAGAAGCTTGCGAAGAATCCTTTCACGAAGCGTAATGGTGCGGCAAGCAACCACTCCCTCGTTCTTGGGTTCTTTTGAAACATTGATTGTAAGATTATGTTTCATATGCGTTCCTTTCCGAGAGGCTAAGATTTTGTTTTGCGCCTCTTCGTCATACGGAGATTTGAAAGGCGTTTTGGGGACCCATTTTTCAAAAATTTCTGTAGTTTTTTGCAAAAACTTTTTTAGCCGACTCAATTGACTTGGAAACAGCCTTGTGATCCACGCCCTCCATACGTGCAATCTCTCGAATGCTAAGTCCTTCCGCAAACAAAGTGAGTCTACGAACTTGGATCTCACTGAGATGCGACATTGCACTCTGTACTCTCTTTGACAGCTCGTCCCTTTCCAACAAAGAATCAGGAGTGTCAGGGTCAGCGTACTCTTCTCCCTCGTAGTCGATAGCATCATAGGAGTAGCAGTGGTACCTTTCCTTGCGGTCAAGGTTGTCCTCTTTCCTTCTGGAATCGACGATGATAGAACCCACGTCCTCACCAACTTCAACTTCGGATACATCTCCATTGGCAAATGTGTACTTGATTTTCATTTCTTTGTCCTTTCTGCTTGAGCGGACAAAGGCGGCGAAAAACAAAAAATCGGTGTATCCTGCGACACACCGACCGGTTGCACCTAAAAAAGAGCGCGACAAAGTACGGTGGGTACGACAGAATTTTTTCGAATTCTAAACATTCACGATTTTCTGTGTATCCCGCCGCCTTTAATGCGCATCTCAAGGCTTTGAGAATTTTATGTATTCGACTTTGACAGAGCCGTAACTGAAGCTACAACAAAAAATGGGGCTAAACTATACAACGAAAAAACGCTGTACAGCTTAACCCCAATTGGTTCTTCCACGATGCCAATTCATCGTGGGTAATATTTGATTATAAATGCCCATATAATAAAAAACAGGACAGGAAAGACTCCATACCACCTTTATAAGGGTGATATGTGTCTCACTTGTCCCAATTGACCTTCCTTCGTCCCCATTGACGAAGGGCTTGAGGATCACTCCTCGTATTTAGTTACTTTGATTTCCATTACCGCGATGATGCCATTCGAGCGACGCTTAATTTCGACGTTGTTACCACGATTCAAAATCGCTTCAATTCGGTTCATAATACGGTCACGGCGTTCCTGCGTGATGGGCGAGTAATGGTTCTTGCTACTGAAGTTAGGGGTATTGCTGGCGTTTTTCATAGCGGCTTTTCCTTTCTATATAAATTTTTGGCAGGAATTAAAAAATCCCAAACCGATGCTGTGTAAAAACAGTCGATTTGGGAAAATTGGCGCAAAACAACACGCCAAGCAGATTTTAAATAAAAAATCCGCAAAGCACCCAAGTCAAGTGTTTATTTAACACAGCGGTGAGCTTTGCAGATTGCCATTGGACTTATTCTCGGTAGGCCTCGGATATATCACGAGCGCGTAAATAGAATTTGCCGTGCGAGTATTGCACAACTCAAGAGAAATAAGTAGCCCTTCCAATTATTCGTGTGATGTTGATGAATAAGAGGTTCAACGGGCGACTTGCTCAGAGATGCGCCCTCCCTCACAGGTTAATCGACATTGTTCTATTTAGCCTCCTTTGTACTAATTTTTGCCTGCGTCTAAGCAGACTTCTTACATATAACATTTTAGCACAAAAAAGAGAAAAAATCAATCTGCAAATATGTACAAACTTCACGAAAATTTTGGACTGGAAAATATACAAAAGGGAGATTTTCCCTTTTGGGCGAAAAAAACTGCAAAAAGCCCTTGCAAAAAGCCGATTGTTGTAGTATAATATCAAGGCTGCACATCATGGAGAGGTGTGGCCTTTTTTATACCGCTTTCTTCCTGATTTCATATATGGCGAGTTTACCATCACGCTTCTGTCGGATCTCCACATCGTTTCCGCGAGCGGTGATGGCTTTTATTTTTTTGACAAGCTCGGCGTCTTCCGAAGAAATCACTCCGACCCTTGGAATAATCTTTTCGCTTGTAACAACAGACTGAATCTCATTCATATACATTTCTCCCTAATTTTAATAAAACAAAAGAAGCCTCCGAACAAAAGACTCCTAACTTGGAATCCTCTGTACGGGGGCCTCTCATTCAATAAAGATGGTTTAACTTATCCGTCTTAGCGTGTGCTTGCTCTCTCGGCTTTACACTGTCTCTATTTCAGACCGACCGAGCGCCGCACACACCGTTTATATTAAATTTGTTATGCTTTCGCTTAACGACTTTCCCTTTGGTACATAAACCTCAAATTGCACGTGACGTCTACTCATTACCTTAGATACAGTAACCGCTCCGCACTTCTCGCACTTGACACGAGTAAGTCCTTCGGTATCCTGAAAACCGACATTGGTCGTCTTACAATTGAGGCATACAAAAGGTACCGCCTTACTATTTTCTGTTTTCTGCACTGTAATCACCCTCCTTTTTCCCTAACAACAAACCGAACTACCGACTTAAACCTTATAGCATGGTTGGGAACTCCGATGCACAAAGTTTAATTTGTTTGTATGTATATGCCATATATAACGAACGGGGCAACTCGTCATATATTAGCTTCTGGCAAATAGCCTTACTACTTGTTCAGGGGTGTAAACAGGCAAACAGACTCTCTTTACTACTTCCATAGCCTGCACAGAAGTATCACACTTCTCGCAGACATACCATCCTTGACTATCCTCTAAATAGAGGTCCTTATTAACAGTGCCGCATACCGGGCACTCACATGTATATCTCTTCATCCGTTTCCTCCTCTCCTTAACGGTAAATATATCCGGGCATTATAATCTCCCGATCAGCGTCCCTTGGCATCTTCTTTTCATCAAGAATAAGCGCCGGGATAATAGACTCCTTTCCGTATCTGTTTCGGATCTCATCTACTGTATGATTTAATCGTGACTT